TGCCATAAGTGTTAACGTAATTTATAGATGTTGTATCGGAAGGCAAAAGATTGAGCTGCGTCCATGCGTTTGTATTTCTCTTGTAATTGTAAAACCTGTTATTTACCGTATCAAGAATGATGTATGCACTTGTATCGCTAAATGGTGTGATTAAGGCAGTGTCGTTTAATACACCACGCCAAACGAGCCCGTCTGCCGTCGTTTGTTCTCCAAGTGTTATCTTTTGCCCTGCATTGCCCGGGTACTGTGCCACGCATAAGCAAGGGAAAAGGAGGAGGAAAAGGAGTTGTTTCATGTTTATGTTTTAATGATTAATTACCAGCCATTTTTACCCATTCAAATCCATTGCTAACCATTGTAGTCCATTTGCCACCGCCTGAGGCAAGTATAACGTTTAGATTTACAAGTGTTGCTGGAGGCGTTGGATTAGCAAGCGGTTGAACATTTGAACTTGCTGAAAATACTGCACCCGCGCCAGTATTTTTAATCGTTATCATTTTATTGTTATTTGCTGAAGGACTTGGTAAAGTTATGGTAACAGTATTTGGATTATTAATCCATAAATAATAATTACTTAGTCCACTTAGATTACTAATTGTTTGGGTAGAATTATTGTTATTTGCAATTTGATTACCTCCTGAATTAATGGCATCAATTCTCGTTGATAAAGATGCGGTATCCGTTTTATTTAATTTAAGGTCAATGCGACTTGATAAAGATGCCGTGTCAAGGTTGGTAAGAACATTGTTGTTGTCTTCGGTGATGTTGCCCGAAACCGCTAATGTTGAGCCAAGTGTCGTTGCGCCTGTTACACCGAGTGTGCCGCCGATTGTAGCGCTATTTACAATAGTTAAGTTACCTGTTGGTGTTATTGTCATTCTATTGGTTCTTACCGTTCCATATCCTGTAAGAAAATTTAAACTACCAACATCTACTCCAACGCCGTCACCAGAAGATTCTATTGATGCACCGTAATTTAAAAAACCACCATTATTTGAAGAAAATATTAATTTTCCGTAGCTTCCAGGGTCTGCCGAAGATAATCTTAATATTGAATTACTACTTTTAGAAATACCTAAATCACCGCTCAATGTCCCTCCTGTCAAAGGTAAATAAGTCGAAGCCGCCGTGCCTGTGCGCAAGTAATTTGTAAGCATTGAAGCTGTGTCAGCCGCAACAATGCCTTGCAAATCGGTAAACGTTGGTTCAAATGTACCGCCGTCATATTGGGTCAATGTTAATTTCTTTGTCGTTGTTCCTGAGAAGGCTGCATTGTTTATTTTATCATTAAATGCGATATTCCAATTAGTTGAATTATTAGGAATAGACGTTGTCCACGTTGTCCCCGTACTAACCGCAATCCCTGCCTCAGGATAAACGGGGTTTGGGAATGTTCCCGTGCCAACTGAGCCAATTCCCGACACCGTTACCACAGTGTAATTAGCGCCTACCTTAAAAGAATTGGAAACAATGGTAATTTTATTAGTGTCCGTCAAATTATATTGGTCATTGATAAGTAGCTGCCCATTTCTAAACACCAAAATATAAGCCTTTAATTGGATAGGAAACTTTGACGTTACCGTCCACGTTAAAACGCTGGTTGTGGCTGGTGCGTATTCCTGTTTTAAAATCTTTATGGTATCATTCCCAATGGCAACGTCAACAATCGAATCTCTTATTCTCGAAAATACAACGGCTGAATCAAGTAACAAAGTTCCCGTGGATGTTATCGTTCCACCGCTTAACCCGTAACCCGTGGCAACACTTGTAACCGTGCCCGTGTCCTTTGCGTTTATCCTGTTAGAAAGGGAAATAGTATCAGCTGCAACCAATGTACCAACGCTTATATTTCCTGAGCCTAATAAGCTATTTGAATTTACTGTCTTAATATTTGTTCCAGATACTAAAGTATTTTGCTTTGCCGCAAATCTTGAAGTAAGGTTTAATAAAGACGTATCAGTCAACTCCATTAATACTGAAAGGTCAGCCGAAACCGTGCCCGTGGTTGTTATCGGGTCAGGCGAAACAAGGATTCCCGTGCCGCCTGAAATTGAGGTTAAACTTCCCGATCCTGATCCACTTCCTGCACCGCCACCACGCGGAAAAATCACCGTGTAATTATCATTGACTTTGAATGATGAAGCCGCGATAATTACGCTTGTTGACGTGGGTATCGTATATTGAGATGGTAATAATATTTGTCCGTTGCGATATACTTGAACAAAGGTAACTCCACCAGGAATCAATGTGTCACTTTGTGTCCATGTTAATGTTGACGTTGTTACGCCTGTCGTATAATCTTGCCTTGCGTATAATCGTCCCGTTGTGTCCGCGTAGGCTTTAGTGGCATAAGGCAAAAGCATATTAGCCGTATCGCTTATATTTAACTTTAAATCTATTCGATTGCTTAATGATGCCGTGTCAATCGTTGAACCACCGCCGACTAAGTTCCAGACGTTGGAAGTAAAATCAAAGGAATATATTTTAAGGTTAACGGTATCAAGAATGACCCATGTGTTTTGGTTGTTTATTGGTTGAATTGTTGCCGTGTCGGACAATGAACCGCGCCAAGTCAAACCGTCGCCCGTGGTCTGGAATCCAAGTCTTTGTTTGTTGCCCGTCGCTGGGTACTGGGCAAAGAGGCTAAGGGAAGCAAGTAAAAAAAGAATTGAAGGCAAAGTTTTTTTGCCTCCAATCTTCTTAATTAAATTACTCCCTATTTTAATTAAAACCTCCTGAATTAGTATTTCACCGACGCGCCCTAATGCCTTTAGGAATCGCCTTTCTTTCTTTGGTTTCTCTATCATAGCACAATGCCTAAAGTATTGTAAATGTCTGTTATTTCTTCATGTTCATCGCAAGTTGACTCAGGGCAACCAATAGCGCTTGAAACAAAGCCTGTTAAACCCGCAGCGCATGAACATAAATAATCCTTAATCCTTTTCTTTTTTACGTCAAGCCTTTGCAATAAAGTATCTTGATAAAATTTTAATCCATCAACGCCCACGTTTTGCCCGTATTCATTGTCAAGGGTATAAAGCCCATTTGAACCCATCTGCATTACGATATAAGGCGACGCCTCGTAAAGAACGGCATTGGCACAAAAGGATTTTAATTGATCGTCCCAAAGTTGCTGGTAAGCCGTTGAACTAAACGCCGTGGAACTTCCTTTAGCTGCAACCAATGTATCATAAAACGATACGCCAATAGCGGGAACAATCCAACGATATTCAGCATCTTGAATATGAGGGCTAATAAGTGACTTATCAATTCTTATATCCGCTGGGGTTGGTCTTGCCACGCCGCCAGCTATTACTTCACTCGGTTGTATCAGTTGGCTCATTGGTTGGGGTTGTAATTGTTATATCTGTTTCAATAGGCGCAAAGCCCAATATTTCTCTTTTCTCATTCATTGACAAGTTTTGCTCAACTGCAATATCTCCCATAAAGGACACGGGCAAAGTATTAGAAATGCCAAAGGTAACGTCAACAAACGCTGGATTATAAGCGCTTATTTCGTTTAAATAGGGGTTAATAATCTTTGATAATAAAAGGTTTTGCCGTGGCTTGATAACCGTGTTTTGCAAGTATTCCATTTCTTGGCGTATCTGCTGATTTGTTCCAAGTTGTCCAGACGTTGCAAATCCCGCTAAGGACTTTGACCAACGGTTAGCAACCACAATCGCTGAGGCTGCCAAGTTTTGCAAGTTTAAAAATTCGCCCTCGTTTTCTTTTGAGGTTGGAATCCAGTTTGCTTTTAATTTTTCATCTCGTAAAATCTGGACAAACAATTTATGATTGTTGCCCATGCCCGTGAACTTTGATTCAATTCCCTCGACAAGGCTTTTGGCTTCCGTCTGCGTCATTGAACCGAAGAATTGCAATATACCCGAAGGCATGAAGCCATTTTCAAACTTACTGGTATTAAACCGCTGAATACGGTATTCCATTTCAGCCCACATCTTCGCCCCTATCCACTCAGGTAAGCCAAAGTAAAAATACCCCGCCGCGTATTGCTTAACGTGGATAATCGAACGCTCCGTGCCGTCCTCTAATTTTTTAAACTCAGGGTAAATCGGTATTTCCCTAAAGCCTTCGTTCTCGTAATACGTCCCCTCAGTCGTCAACGGCACTTCTTCCCAGTTGTCGTAAATGCCAATAGAACGAATTATCTGGTCAGCCTCGGCTTTTCTGATGCCAATGTTGTAAACGGGTACATGATAAATGTAAGTGAAAGGCTGACTGCCAACCTTTCCCCTTACAATTTCTGCAAAACAATTACCAAAAGCATCGTAATCAAAAGCCAAAGCACCTAATACTTCTTGTAAATTTTGGGAATGTAAATTGACCTGACCTATAACTTCCTCAATATCGTTTAAGGAATCATCGGTTATTACTTCGCCTTTCATTGAGGTTGTAAGTAATGTGTTAGATTTCCCTTTCATAGGGATAAATCCGTCACCTACAACCATGTTTACTTTATCCTCAATAATACGCCTAAGTGTTGGCGAATTATTTACGATGGCTATTAAACTTTTAAGAAAGTCATCTTTCTGAGTGAAAAATCTTACCCACTTTGCCCCCGTGAAATCAAGCCGCTCCCTTGAAGGTTCATTGAAAATGTCCTCTTGCACTAACATAGTGTTTGAGGTATCTAAAGTCACCGAAGCCAATAAAGGGCTTTGATTTCTTTTTAAATTTCTATTACCCCTGTTCGGTGTCGCTTGAATCGTTTTCTTTATTTGGCTCATAGGTTTTTTTCTCAGGAGTAAAAATGACGTGTTGGCTAACAGATGCGGGGCTGGCACTATACCAACCCCTTAATTCTGCTTGTGTAAAATCTCCGATAGCCTTTTTAAGTATTCCCGCCTTTCCCGTTGGATCAGCCCCGACGTAAATCATCAACTTACTTTTTTCCCTGACTATCATTGTTTATTAATCTAATGCAGCCATTACGGTTGCGCCATTAACAATAAATCTTGCTTTTTCCGTTGTTCGGCATGCAATCGTCAATGTTTCTTGGTTTGAATCGGTAAACAAAGCACCTGACAAACCTTCGACATTTGTTAACCTTGCTGGTCTTTTCTTTGCCCCAATCGTCTCAGCGCCCCAGATCCAATAGTTGCCCGTGTTTTCAACGTGAACACAAACTAAGCCGCAAGCCTGATTTGCCATATCTTGAATAAGGTTACGCAATTCCTGGTCACGGCAATTAATGACACCAACCAAACTTTGCTCAACGGCAACCGATAAAGTATCAGGGTCTTGCGTTACCGTTTCCGTGAACGCGCCTGAGTTGTCCCTAAATTCCACCTCGTAAAATACTGAAGCCGTGGAAGACATTGTGATTGCCGTAACCGCCGCCGTGGCATTGGTGGTGATACTGGTAACTTGATTCGCATTGGCGATATAAAGTTTACCGATACCACCAGCGCAAGTTCCATCGACGCATTGGTTAAGCCAACCGCTTGTAATTGAACTCATTCTTTATTGATTAGTAGCCTAAGCTAATTAAGGAATGGTGAATATAATTAACACCCATTTTAAAACGAGCCTTAATATATACCTTTTCGTCTTTTTGGTCGTACCAAAGTTCCAAAGCCGTCTCAGGGCTTAACACGTCGGTTGCAAGCACCTTGTTTTGTGGCGTTGTATATTCCACATAGTGAGGCTTAGTTGTTCCAAGATTGGTCAAAATCTCGTCCCATCTCCATTGAGCCACAACAGGAACACCACGGAACGTAAATTGCTCAACCCCGTTGATTAATTGCAATAGACCGTAGTCACCGCCGCCACCTTCTTCAATGTCTTCACGAAGCTGAGTGTAAACAGAACCAGTAACATTAAACACTTTTTGTGCCGCTGGTAAACCTTTTAACTGCAAAGGTGCTTGGTCATAAATAGCCCTAAGGATTGCAAAACCATCACCCGAAGCAAGGTCTGAACCTGATCCCGTGTTGGTTCTTGGCACTAAGGCATTGGTAACCAACTGAGGATAATAAACAGTCCAAAGACCGTCTAAAGCATCATAGTTAGGATTGTTCGAAGACTGCTGTCCAAAGTAGCTTAAGCGCTGAACGTCTTGACGAATTGCCTGTTGTGTACGGGTCAATAGAATGTTTTCAATCAACGTACCCGAAACATCTGGAAGACGCGTACCCGTTTTCAACAACTCCTCAAAAACCGTGTCTTCAAATTCATCCCAGCACATTTCTAAATCAACCTTCATCTTTTCAACGTCGATTGTTCTATCGTAAATCGACACCGAGCCCACGGGGTTAAAACCGCAGCCCGAGTATTTTCTTACAATGTTTTCCAGTTGCTGAACGAAAACCATTTTCTTTTTATTAGCAACGTTTCCAAGGATACGGAATTGACCCCTTAAATCATCGTCAAAGAAAACTGGCTCAAGAAATATGTTATTCGCCTCCGTACCTCTAAAGGATACGTCTAATTGGCTAACTTCTGTTATTGGCATTTTAATTTAATTTTAAAGGTTTGCGTATGTAATCGTTGCAGTCGTGTTTGTTAACTGCGCTGCCGATTCAATTTTAAATGAGAACTCGGTTTTTGCTCCAGCCTTAGCCGTGGCAAAGAAAGCCTTCCAATCATTTGCGTGGTTTAACGCGGTCGTTGAAATGTCAAAGGCTGCTGAAGGTGCTGAAGAAATCCAGCGTCCGTATGCCTCGTTACCGCTTTCGTCAATCAAGTTAAACTTTAAATAACTGGAAGCACTTGTCACACCGTAAATAGGTGTAATCGTAGTTCTGTCACCCGCTGAAGCGATTGCGTATGTCACCGATATAGGAATGCGGTCTTCAAAGGTATCAACCCCATACAACTTTTCAGCATTTAAGCCGTCAACATTGGCGTAAGGGTTTGTTCTGGTTAAACTGTTTCGACCAACGTATGTATAATCGTTGTCAAAACTGTTCACATTTTGGGCGGTTGGATTGAATGCCATTATCTTTGTGAAATTTTGTTTTTAACTAATCCAGCAAAAGAATCAAAGTGACTCGATTTTGCTTTTGTTTCAATAATCTTTTCAGATGTTGTGCCGCCCGAAGGAAGACCAACGCCTTTTTTTACTTGGTTTCTTAGTGCCACCAGTTCGGTTGATAAGGTTTCAAGAACGCTTTCGATTTCACCGATTGAGTTTTTTTGCTCATCACTTTTTTTGTACATGGATTCCATTTCCTCTTTTTGCTTTGAGTTAATAGCGTCCATTTCATCGGGTGACATTACAATGTAACCTTTTTCCTTTAACATGGAAATAGCCTTTTCAACTTCATCCATCTCAGGCTCTTCAATTACTTTCTCCTCCTCAATAACATTTTCCACAACGGGAGTTTCATCTATGCTATTAAGAAGGCTTTTGATTTTTTCTAAAATGGAATTACCCATGTCATCTTCTTTTTTTGTATTTGTTAATAATGCGGCTGGTACATTCAAGAACTTGTTTAGGCTATTTTGCAACGGTAACATATCTATGTTTTTTTCGCCAACTTTCACAATTTCATCAATGAAGCCAAATTCTAATGCCTCCTGAGCGGTCAGCCATGTTTCGGCTGCCATCATATTCGTAATAATTTCTTTTAGGTTCTTTTGGTCTCCTTTGCGTTTAATAACCGAAGCCGTGTAAATGTCAAGTAACTTTGATTCCATCTTGTCCAATAATTCAGCCGTTGCCTCGAGTTCGTCGGCGTTACCCATCGTATAACTCCAAGGTCGGTGGATCATCATGAAGGCGTTCTCAGTCATCTTAACATTATCCGCTGCCAACAATACAACCGTTGCAATGCTTGCTACCAAGCCGATTCCTGTTGCCGTTGTTTCTTCTGGGTAATTTGCAACTAAATCAGCAATACCCATTCCTTCGGTGACGCTGCCACCGCCTGAAGATATTGTCAAATTAATTGGCTGCCCGTTCGCCTGGTTAATCTTTGTTCTTACCGAGTTGTAAGAGTTAACCGATTCCGAAATTTCCCCTAAAATATCTATGCTTACTTTTGCCATGTTTTTTGCTTTGTCCTTTTGGATTGCTTTGTATTTTGCCTCAGCCCAAACCCTCATCGCACTTCCACCCCATGCGTCGTACATTACTGAGCCGCAAATTTCAGAACCATCTTCATCAAAGTATTTCCCCTGGTCATACGTTTCTGCACGGCTTAAAAAGGAATAAGTACGCTGCACTGTTTCTTCGGACAATCCCTCGCCGTTGGCGATTTGATTCGCCCGTTGCCAGCCAACAAGCGTTCCGCAATCAGACCCGTTCTTTTCCTTGTGGTCAAGTGCGCGTCGTGCGTTGTTCTTTGCGGCATCTGGATAATCGGCGTATGTCATAAAAGAAAAATAATTTATTTACAAAATTACTCGGTATCGTTTTTATCTTTTCTTTTTTGCTTGATTTGATAACCAAAGCGCTCAGGGTGCTGCACCATGTTATAAACGTGCTTCTTACTTATTCCAGTTCTTATGCTTATTTCCATCATGGCATCCATTTTTGAATCATTTGAATAAAGGCTATTTGGATAAAGGTGCATGACCATATATTTTGCAACCGTCTTTTCCTTTACCACGTCGGTTTTAACAAGGAAGGAAATAAGGTGAAAGAAATTTGGCGTAATGCCTTCTTTTTGGCAAAATGCACTGTATTTATTCAAGATTTCATGCGTAAAATCCTGCAATAAATCCTCGTTAATCATTTCAAATTCATACATTTTCATTCCAATATTGTACTATTTGCCTCATTTTACCAACTACTTTTGTACGACACGCGGGACAATTTCGCCGCTCAGGCTCATAATGATTAACAAAGTTGTTATAAACATTGAATAAATAATCCATATCGTTCGGGTCAATGCTCAAAACCCTGTACGTCCTGTTTACCGTGGCGGTAACTTGCGCTTTGTATTCCTCTGGTATGCGTGAACCAAGTTCCCCCCAGATGTTTCCTGTCTTCATGCAATTACACATTTATAAAGTGGCGTTTATTTTCAACTTATTTCCCTCAGCAAGATCGCGGGCAATATCCTCGCTCACAACGTATGCCTGCAACCTGTCAATCCTATTGTTTATCGCGTCTGTCTTTGCCTCCATGACTTGCAAAAATTCATTCATGTTCCCCTGTAAACCCATGCCTTGTATCGGTGGATTAATCGGTGGAACCATGCCACCCTCGGCAAAACCTTTAATACCAAGGCGCCTGAATGTGGGAGAACCGCCAAGTAAACTTTGTTGACGTTGATTCAATACAACCTCACCACGTTTCACGTAGGCAAGTACATTGTCACCGTTTGACCGTGTTGGTATGTTTTGCTTTTGATTAACCCTTTGCCCAGTTACAACGCCACCCTCAGCAAGGGGTTGGGCTACGATTGTTGCCGTTTGTATGCCTGCGAAAACACCTGCGGCAATTGCTGCTGGAATAGTTGCAGGAGGACCAGGGAAATTATTTAAAGCACGAGTAACTGCTAAAGCGCCTTGAATGATTGATTGAACAATAGCTATTTTCTTTTCAGCCTTCGCCGCCTTTAATTGTAATGCTTCGGCTTCTTTGTTCTTTGCCTCTAACAATGCTTTTTCCTGAACAATTTCTTTTTCTAATCGCCTCTTTTTTAATCCGCTTGCTTTTTCGGCTTTGGCTTCAAGTGTTGCAATATTTTCCTCTGTTAATTCAATCTGCTCATTTAATTGGTCGGCGTCCTTTTTAAAACGCGCTTGCTGAATCGTGGAAAAAAAGTCGGTTAATAATGAAGCGCCTTGCAAATAAGTTTCAATTCTTTTTTGCCTTTCCTCTAATTCTTCCTCCTCTTTTTTCTTTTGGTCATCTCTAAATTCGTCAGCGTTTTTTATTACTTGTTGAAATACCTTTTGTAAATCGTCTGCCTCCTTCTTTGCCAAATCGGCTGCTTTAATACTTTTTAATGGTTCAATAGACAACGGAAGCGTCGCAAGTTGCTGTGCATCTTGAAGGTTTTTAAGCAAGTTACCACGGCTGGCATCAGCTAAGATTTGATTTTGTTGTTCAACCGCTGATTTGATTTGGTTGTTAATTGCGTTCAACTTTACCGCCAATTCTTTCTGTGTACCTGATCCAACCACGGCGTTTGAAAAGGCGCTTTGTAATTTACCTCGCTCATTTTCCAAGGCTGCAAGTGAACCGCTTACAAAGTCCTTAACTATCTTTTCGCCTCCTTTCTTACCTTCTGTTACGCCGCCTTTACCTTTTTCTAATTCTTCTAAATCTTTTTTCTGTTTATTGGCTGCGTTTAAATCTTTTTCTCTTTGATTTTGTTCTTGTATTTCTTTTTTCTTCCATGCCTCAGAACCAACTTTCAATGTTTCTTCGCCTTGTTTCTTTGTTTCCCTTGCTTTTAAAACGCCTTGTTTTACCAACCTTTGAAAATCCTCTTCACTTGCTCTATCTTGAGCTGCTTTTATTCTTTTTACATATTCATCATTAATTCCAAACAATTCAGAAAAACTTTTGCCAACCGCATTTAATATTCCAATAAAGGTATCTCCAATAAATAAAGCAATACTTTTTAAACCGTTTAAAAATTCCTTTCGTGAGATTTCTGCATCAATAACGGTTTGAGAATACGCTGCCGTTTCTTCGTTTAATTCCTGAGTAACCTTAATATTTCTTTCGAGTTGCTTTTGTAAATCGGTTTCGGCAACAAAAAGATTATCCGTATTATTTAAAACATCTCCTAATGAAAGTACATATTCTCCAGCATCTTCACCAGCACCTTTAAATAAAGTTGATATTAATCTTTGTAAATCAACGCTATTTAAACCAACCTTATCTATTTCCTTTGTTACGATTTGCAAAGCCTCACCGCTGGTAATGCTTCCATTTTTTACATTTGCAAATAAGTTAGTTGTAAATTCTTCGCCAAACGCTGCATTCAATGCGTCTTTTGCTGACTTTGCTTGGTCTCTAACTTGAATCCCAAATTCCTTTACAGCGTCTAATGCCTTATCCGAATAAACGCCTTTATTAGCTGAATCAATAGACACGGCTAAAAATTCCTCAATACCAATTTTAGCTAATTTAAATTGGGCTGGATATTCTTTTAATTCCTGTAAAAATTCACCCTGAGCGTTTGCGCCTTTTAAAAATCCGCTTTGAATCGTATCAAAAGCCTTTTCAAAGGGAACGCCAAATTCTTTAACCAATGTGTTTGCCGCAACCGCAACCTCATCCGCGCTAACCTTGAATATTTCTCCAATGGTTTGAGCCCTTACCGCGACTTGGTCTAAGTTTTCGGAGGCAACGCCAAAGTTTTCAAGTTGTAATTTAAGGTCAAATATTGCCCTTGCTGATTGACTTATATCGTCAATGATTGCACTAATGCCACTAAATGCGGTTAATGCTAAACCAATGCCACCTAATCCAATGTTTGCAATCCCCGAAGTTTGCCCAAGCTGGGCGAAGCCACTTGATAAGTCGCCAACAAGCCCTGTGACATTTCCAATCGTCCCCCCAAGCTTCGGGAAAAATTGCCCCAATGCTTCCGTATAACCGCCGACGTTTCTTTGAAATTGTCCAACTGTTGCGTCAATGCCTTTTAATTCTCTGTCAAGTTTCCCAATTGAAACTAAAAGATCTTTTGCCTCCTGAGTGTTATCCTGTTGAGCTGCCGCCAAATCCTTGTATCGGTTGCGCTGGTCATTCAACTCCTTGCTTAACTTGCGATATGCCCCGTTGGCTTTGTCAGTCGCGGTTATTTCTTCGTTGCGGCTTTTGATTTGCTCCTTAACAACCTTGTTGACCTCCATTTGCGCGGCCTTCAAGTCAACCAACTTTGCTTCAAGTTTTTTAATTTCTTGAACGTCGGTTGTTTTCTTGAGTTCCGCGTTTGCGTCGGCAATGGCTCTTTTTAACTCCGTTGCCGTTTCAACTGTTTTGCCTAAGCCATCTATTTGTATTTGAAAACCTATTACTTGTGCCATTATCCTTTTGTTACTCCGTTTACAATAACTTCATAATTTGCCCCATCGTAATGGGTGTTCACATTGATTCCAATGGTTGAACCACTGATAATATACTGAACTGTTGGTATCAACTTTTGCCCGTTCTGGAATACAAGTACATTTGCATTCGTGTTTGATACCTGTGTTATACCTGAGTTAACCGCCAATACAAGTATATTGGTCATTGAGTTAAGGAACGGCGTATAAGATAACTGAATGTTTACCGTCGCTCCATTTGCTCCAACCAATCCGCTTCCCGATCCTGTCACCGTGCCACCCTGAGGCGGTGCGCCTGCTAAGGTAATGGTATTTGATACTTTGCTTAGGTCATTTACATTTGGCTTTTCGTCGTATAAAATAACGGTACGCGCTGGGCTATTGCTTTTGGGATTGTATTCCAATTCTTGAATGATGAAATTTGAGCTTCCAATCATTCCCTTGCGCCTGAATGATAATTGCGTTATGTCTTTGTTTTCCCATTTAACAAAGGTCGTGTATTGCTTTCCAAGTTCAATCCTTTTGTACGTTTGAAGATGAAACGTTTTAAAAACGCCTTGCATTACATTTGTATAATTTGTCACCTCATCCGAAAAAGAAAGGTTAAAATCTCCGCCGCTCGGGTCATTGTAATTTACCATGAACGCCGCTGGAAAATCAAAAGCCGACGCCGCCGAACTTGCCTCATCGAACAAACGAACGTATCCGTCTAAGCCGCTGCGCCTTCCTGCGTAATAAAGCAAACGAGGTGCCAAGTTATAATTGGGCTCAGCGTCTGGCACGGTGTTATAATCGTCACCGAAAACAAGGGGTATCTGTGCCCCGTATATTCCACCCGTGGTAATTGCCACGTCGTTTATATGAATCGCTTTGGCAAAGAACTTTGTATATAAAAATTCAATGCCATTTGGGAAACGATCTTCAGGAAAATTGTAACCCCCTGAATAAATGTTAACTCCGCGCCTTGCTTCTTCTTTGTTCGTCGTATCATCATCCGTGGCATACGCCAATACCTGACTTGACTTATAATTATCTAATATCGTTAATTCGCTTCCATCAATGTCACGGGTATTCAAGTCATATTTATTCGTATCCTTAAAAAAGCCGTCAAAGGTTGTAAGGGTAATCGCTCCGCTGGCGTTGGCTCTGTATCTTACCGTATAATTGTCCTTTGGATACGCGTACACTTGTTTGCTTAGTACGTCGGTCTCCCATGCAAGGTTAAAAATGGTTGTTAAATCTGAAATAATATCCTTTACATACCATGAATTAGGTATAACGTATTGCAAATTTACTGTTTCCCCTTCTTCTAATCCTTCCTTTTGTGCCACCACGGAGAATGAACCACCGATAACAAGGTTAAAAGTTACGTTTTCGTATCTCAGCCTTATGCGGACCGTGTCCCCTTCCACCAAGTCCCCCAGAAATTCAAGCGCAATGGAATCATTTAACGTCGTTTCATTTGTCAAATCATACGTTGAAACGTTGTTTCCATTGACCTCAAAGAAAAGAATCAGTTCTGCGAATTGGTTTAAGTCTCCGATTGAAGCCGTTAAGGTAACATTTAACTCAGCGATTAATTCATACAAGGCATTAATTGGCACGGTATAAACGCCGCCCGAGTAATTGCCCCCCGTGTCAAAGTTTGGTGAAGTTGTTTCGTTTGTGAATGCAATGTTTACCGTGCCATAATCACCTGAGGAATAAACAAAGGAAGAAGGTGAAGGATTCGACGCCCTCATGTTTACAAAATCCGCAATGTAATCAGCATCAAGATTAAGTCCCATGGGAATAATTAGGCGACTGAAAGGATCTGTTTTAAAAATACTGTTTAATTGGTATCCTTTATTTTGAAACGCCTTTTCCAAGATTTGCCAAATAAAAATAGCAGGCGTCAACTCATTGTCAACAATGTACGTTTCGTTTTCCCACGCTTTCCATTTCATCAAGATGAAGCAATGTTCGGAAGTCAATGGATTGTAATTGGCTTTTACCGTCGCCGTGGAAACGGTTATGTCTTGCCAACCCAATGACCTGACTAAAATGTTACCCACGTCCGCAAACCAATCCGCATTGTTTCCAATCAATGCAACCTTGTAATTATTCGCCTTGAATCCGTGGTTCATCGCATTTAATTCACCTGAATCAAGTCTTGCTTTTCCTGTAAGTATTGGCACACCATTTGCCTCAAGCCGTGCAGGAAGTAACTTGTAAGCATTATTTACAATGACGTTAGGCGTCTCAATGTTTTCAAATATTTCAATGTTTGTCTTTGTGCCTGGGAGTGTTACATTCCTTTTCGAGTGCGCCCCAGATATGTTTCCGAGTTCAATGTTTTCAATGGAATAATCAATGGTTACATTGACATCCTTTTGGTTTAAATCGACCTCTTTATTATTTATAAATAATTTTATCATAGCTGAGCGACTGGCGTATTTTGGTAAATGATTTCAAAGGAAACACCAATATCCGTCGCCCTGTTGTTATCCGTGTTTATCTCCCCGTTGGCAATAGTGACGTTTACATATTTGCCATTTTCAATGATGTACACCTCAGGAGAATTAAACATTGTGGCAATGTACAAAGCATCTTCATGACTTACCGCCACCGTGACCGTCTTGCTTTTGTTTGACCTTTGATTAACCTTAATCACATTTTTATCAAACGTGTTTGCCTTTGGACTTGCGGCAATGTTCCACCGTTGTGCAAGGTTTAACGTGTCCGCGTTGCTCGTTTGCTTGTCAATCATTAGCCCCGTGAATTGGTAACTTTCTGCGCCGCCATGATTACCGAACCAATGAAGCTCGATATTATCATTACAATTTGGATAAATGTAAATACGTTGCCTTTCGCTTCGCCTTGTGAATGCTCCGTCATAAGAGCCAACCGAGACATCGTAATAATCGTATAAATCTGGATTTGTTGGAAAGTTGCCAGCATGAAAAATGGCGCTGCTTCCAAATATATTTGATACGCCAACGGACAATGAATATAAATCATTTGTTGCCGTGGAGTTTAAATTGTCAACAATGGTGACGGCTGAAGATCCTGACTTAAAATAAAATTCAAATTGAGCCGCGTTTGTGCCACGCCCGAGGTAACTTAAAAATATGTTACCAGATGAATTGCATTTAATAAAATCATTCCTTTGTGTCAGGAATAAAAAAGGATTCGCAGACGGTTGATAAAAGTCCCCCATGTCATATTCCCCATCGACAAACAAGGAAGGTAAAACGTATGCCGTGGTGCTGCTTTGCGAAGCCGTGGAGGTAACGACAAAGCCCGATGAATTAACCGTTTGGTTAAACGCCGTGCAATACAATGATGAAATAACGTCGGTATTATTTGTAAGACTGAACCCGTAAAGGTTTCCGAAAAAACTTGTTTTGGCGTTTGTCTTTGGTGCAAGCTGAGTAATCAAGAACGATTGAACATTTGTGTCAAACATCGCCGACGTTCCACTTGTCCCCGTTTGAGCTGCCAAAAAAGATCCTTCCAATGTTCCATCAAGGTAAACATTGATTTGTTGCTGGATAACTCCTGAGGGTTCAATGGAGCGAAACGCCACGGGGTAAAGGGAACTTGATATGGTATCGGGGTTTATCGTGTAACTCATCTGTTAAGTATTGATTTGTAAAATGTTTCAACCGTGGTTTCAATGCTATATGTAATCGCCCTGTTTATCAAGTCAGCCATCTCAGCCTCCTTCTTTTCAAGTGCCTGTTCAATGAAGCCCGTGCGCTTTCCCGTCTTTGAATGCTTTTGACTTTTAATCGTTGGCATACCTTCTTTCTTGTGTTTACTTGCAATGGCGAAGGCAATTGATTTAGCTTCTTTATCCGAAGCGCCAAACCTTTGTTTTGCGTATTTCATTAAGCCTTTAATATATTCGCTTTCCTTTCGTCCGCTGCCTGAGTAATAAGGAATCTTTGTTGCAAGTACGCCTTTATTGTTTATCGCCATGTAATCAGGCACAAAGCCTTCAACGATAATCTTATCGGTTTCCATGCGAATAACCGTTTCCATGTTTTTTATGGCTGCCCCCGTCAAGTTATGTCCTTGCGCTTTCCATTCATTCGCCACGGCATCAATCGCCATTTGCGCAATGTCATCCGCTAACTTTTGAAGCTCGTTTAACATGATGAAATAACGTTTAAGTTAAACGTCGCCTGTACACTTATCAATCTTTGTATTGAGGAAAAGCTATCCAATGTCATTTGAACCCCTTCGGAAATATTGCCAGCCTGTTTATTAGTATTTATCTGTAACATGAATTTCTCAGCCAACACGGTTAATGCTGACCACTTTTCAATTTGCGTATCCTCGTTAACCGTGCCGTCCTCATTGTATCCAAGTAAATCGTCAAAGAACAAAGTAATTTGGTACACATCTCGGCGTGTTATCGGGTTGTTTGTCAGCGTTGGCACGGCAAAGAAAACCCTGGGGAATAAGTTTGTACTGTTTTCGCCCACGGAATCGTAATCCTGTGACCGTGTCCGATCCGACGGCCAACCGAAAGAAAAGCCGTTTAGTCCTTGCGTTGCGTCCGTGGTACTTTTGAATAAGTCTGCTATTTCTAATAGTGTCATTTCTTTTGCTTTTGTATCTCATTGTAAAGATTATCCTCAGCCGCTTTGCTCGCAAGGTATTGAAAGACTTCGTATAAATTTGCCCTTTCGCTTGATTGTAAGGGGGTGAACCCTGCCAAGTTAAACAATCCGCACTCAGCTATTTTCTTAATCGTCAAGTACCAACCGTATTTATCATTCAATTGTCTTGAAGCATTGGCATACTTTGAATCGCCTTGCGAAGCATAGAGGTCTGCAAATCGACTTGATAATTCTCGCTTAACTTCGTCAAAAAAAAACCAATTTCAAAGCCAACTTGTAACGGCAATTTTAAAAAGTCAAGGCAATTCCTTTGAAATACCTCTTCGCTATATGCCTCATCCTTCTTCCTTAGCAACACGGCAATGACATGAAGCAAGCCCTGAGCGTCATTGTTTTCAATCGCCTTGCGTCCCTTGTCAAATTGAGCCGCCTCCGCAAATTCAAGCAACGTGGACTTTGCCATTAGCTTATCAGGAAGGTAATACAATGTTCCGTTGAAGTCATAAATCTGTTTGTATTTCAATTCCTCAGGTACACTTATTGCATTGAGTATCTTTGTAAACATGTAAGTTAAATATTTTAACTCCAGACTTTCCGCAACCTTGCCATAACACGCGTCAATGGGAATGCCCGTAAAATAGTTCACCACCTTTGCCATGTACGGGTATTTTACTTGCGCCTCCCAGACTTCGTCCATGATTCCAAAGCATTCAACAAGTTTACTTTGACTTTGATTAAATTGGTTAATCAATGCTGGAAGGAAACGACGTACATTGTCTTTGACATTATCTGTCAAAAGGATTATTTCCAATTCTTGAACCACGTCCCGCCACAATTTAAGTAAATCAATGCCTAACTTCTTTGCATACGGTTTGATTTTTTCATACGCCGCAATCATTTGCTTTTGTGCCACTAATGCGTCAAGTTCAACCTCAGGGTATTGAGGAAGGATAAATTTATGGAAGTAAACATATTGTTCCAATGTAATATCCGCTGCGGTCTCAGGATAAAAATACTTTTTATCTGAGTGAGATAAATGAAATTGTACCATTACTTTTTCTTTGCTTTGCGTGTTGGTTCAGGTGAATTGTCAGCCAATACGTCGCCGCTTGTTTCGGCTTTAAATGGCTTTGCCGTTCCCTTTTCATGCTGAAAAATTGGAAGGCTCTGCGGTCGTGACCATTCCCTTTTGATTCCGTTGCCTGTAAGCTTCACGGCTTTTTCAAGGTGTCCACGCATCTGCAAGTATTTCTTTCGGTGTTGCGGTTTGTCAATTATTTCTTGCGTAACCTTTTCGATCAGGTCAATAATGATAACCGCCTTTTCTTTATCTGTCATATCTTTTTATTTTAATTATAAGCCAATAAATCGCTGCCTTGCGCCAGCCGTTGGAATGCGTACCTAAGACTGTCGCAACAATGGTTTTCCGCGTCCATTGGCGTTGACGATTTCTTATCGTTCCAAATGTAATTTCTTAATTCATGCTTCATGTTATATGATTTTTCAGTCACAACGATTTGATAATCCAACATTTTTTTAATGCCCTCAACGATTGACCCCGCCCCTTTTTCCGCCTTGTGTACATTCAAGCCACTTTGTTGCAATGCCTCAATCAAACGTGGTTCGCTCGTGTCCGCAACTATCATGGCGTTTAATGCAACAAATTGTTTCATCTGTTCAATGACCGCGTCATACGAAAGCGATTGTTTATATATCACCTCGTCAACGTATATTTTCTTTGCCCCCGTGTCAACCGCAACTTTAACCAATGCCAAAGGGTCTGGGTAAAAGCCAAAGTCAAGCCCGTAGGCAAAAGGTAGGCTTGTATCAAATTCGCCCTCCACCCAGTTTGGAAATATTACGCCCTGTTTCTTATCCAGCCATTTGCCCAAGAACCTATGCGCGTATGCCTCAGGTGACTTGCTTTTAATTGCGTCAATCTTTGCGATGTAATCAACGCTAAGGTTGTGAAAGTTATCTAAGTACGTTGTATGTATGTGCGTTATATCCTCATGCGTGCTTATCGGGACCGCGTGCCCGTCAATGATTTCCATGCGATGCGACTTTTCAAACCAACGTTTCCAAATCCAATGCTCCACGTCCTGCGGGTTCATGACAAGGATAACAAGGTTAGGTGTGTCAGGCATACGAATTGATTCGTCGATTGTATCAAAATCCTTTTCGCTTACAAATTCTTCAGCCTCGTCAACGATGAAAACATTAAGCCCAGGGATTGACTTTAACTTTGCCGTTTGATTTCCCGAACTTGTTTTTATACCTGAGAATATTATTTCACTCTTTGTCACCTTGTGACCAATCTGCGCGTTGGTCATGTTGAACTCGTCACCCACGCCCAATAAATCAATCTTTTCCCTGAATTCAGGGATCACGGAAATATTGGCACTTGATAACGTGTACCGCGTGAAAAGTACCTTCCAATTCTTATAGGCTAATAACATATTACAAGCCCAAAGCCCCACGGTAAAAGACTTTGCCGAACCACGTCCACCCGTGATAAGGAAGTAACGCGTGCGCGGTTGCCAAAGGGCTTGGTATTTGTCACTAACCTTTATCTCCATTTAAAAGGATTATTTAAATCAACCTCATTCCAAAAACCTATAACGCCAAATAGAATAATTCCTACATAAAAAAATATTGTAAGGGTAAGGTAAGATAAAGGATTATAAGGATTTAAACGTCTTTCTTCAACCATGTACATTTTATGCTTTGGCGTTATTTTCCTTATTTGAATTACCTTAAGGAATATTAAAATTTTAATTCTATCCATTATTATTTTCTTTTGTAAATATAATCGTTGGCACGGTGACCTTTTCCCCCTGCGTCGTGATATCAATGTTTTGCTTTGCCTTCCCGTATGCCCTGTCAAGGAGCAACTGAGCCGCCTTGATGTCACCCTTTGCCGCCTGTTCTCTGAGCTTCATGATAATCGCCTCGGCAGCCGTGATGCCATCCTTTTCCTGCCCCATGACATTTGCCATGATAAGGTCAAGGGCTGGGAGCTTCTTAGGGCGACCGTTGGGGTTGCCTGATTGTCCTTTGGGAAACTTTGTATGTTCGGGTGGTTTTCCTTTCATTTTCCCTGTTTTAACCCTGTTTTGAAATTGGTTTTTTAAAAACTTTCCAGTCAACAAAATGATGAATACGGTTAAAACGTATTACGGTTTTTGCATATTGCGGCCATTGTGCTTCTAACATTTTTGCTTTTAAAAGTTTCTTTTTTGGGTCATTTCCTTTGTATAATTCATCTTGATTACCTCCTTTCATTTTTTCTGCGGTACTTACTTTGTTTGCCATGTAATAAACACAACTTGCAGTTGTTCCACCGTTATGTAAGATTTGTAAACACAAATCAACATCTTCATTATATTTTAATCTCCACCTATATGTTAAGCTATTTTTTATTAATAATGCTGAATAAATATGACAATTATGTTTAAAAGGATTTTTAGGTATTCTTCTAACAAAATTATATTCCTCAAATCCTGCCAAATCTATATTATTTTTTAAAGTGTAATTTTCTATATATAATAAAACTGTCTTTATATCTTTAATTTGCGTTCTTTTTCCATTAATCCATTTATAAAAAGATGTTATATTATCATCAAACAACCAATGGTAAGTGTATCCTAATTTTATTGAATGCTCCCAACAAAAATTTCTTGCTGGAAAACTTCCAAGTCCTAAATTTGAAAAAGGTAATTTTAGAACCTTTTCTTTTCCCAATTTATTTACATAACTATCATATTCTTGTGGCTCAACTGCTATTAAATAATCTAAGTTATCTGCTTCAAATAAATTTGCAGTCATTGTAACGTCAAATCTTCCTTTGCTAATTATGTAAACAGGGAATTTATTTTGCATATTTTGTACTTAAATTAACGTGCCACACTCCTACATCATCGCCACCAAATTTTTTATAATCATACCTCATTTTATTTTTATCATACCATTCGGCTGCTAAATCTTCACTATCAAAAATAAAAATAATACGATGCAATCCTTTTGAATTACCAACAGGGTCAAACTCTTCATTAATATCCAATTCATCTTCATTCATTGTGTTTAATTCTGAACCTGCCGACCAATTCGGTATCTCCAAGCCCCACGCTTCCAAGTCCACCACATCCCAATCGTTCGCCAAGGTGTCCCAGTCCCATTCGCCAAAGGCTACATTGTCCGCAATGATAAACCGCTTCTTTTCGTCCTCAGTTAAATCGCTGCTTCGCTTTACCCACGCCTCTTCCACGTCCGTGAATCCAAGTTCTTGCAAAGCGCGAAGCCTCATGTTTCCCCCGAGAACCACGTTATTTTCGTCAATGACCATTGGGCGAAGCGATAGCATCTTTGGAAACTCCTGTATGCTTTGCTTTAGCTTTTGAAACTTGTCGTCCCTTAGGACGCGTGGGTTGTTCGGGTTTGGTTTTATATCCTTTAGCTTCATATTTTCTTTAGCAACTCTTTAATTAATCGCTTATAAATCTTTGTTTCAATTTTCTTTTCCAACCGTCTTTGTGCGTTAATTGCAGCCGCCCTTTCTTTCCATTGTCTTTCGGCTTCTGGATCCCAATAAGCGCCTGAGCATTGTGGTAGGTCAGCATTAACCGTGGTGTTTGATTTATATAAATCCTCAACCGTGCTTTCTTTTTCGTTTGGGTCAAACGATACGTCATTATTTCCTCCAGATGTTCCCATTATATACTTTCCATTATTTCCAACCTTAAAATATTTACCTTTTTCAAGTCCCTTTCCTCCTGCAACCACTTGTGCCCAGCCTCTAAGTCAACAAAGTACGCATCATCTTTATCCAATGCCTTAGTAAATTTGTGGATTAAATCTAATTCGTTTTTGTATGTCCGCACCCCTGGAATATTAAATTCTTTGATTTCCTCAGGCGCGTAGGAAATACAACCAGCAACCAACATTTCCATCGCAAAGTTATTTGACTTCGCCTGATTGAAATTGTCAATCGTTAAGGGAAATACGCCATAGTGCGGCGCTGAGTTCTTCACCATCTCAAAATACTGGAAAAGGGAATTGTTCCACGGCACAATGATTGCTTTAGGGTACAATGTTTTCCCAAGCCAATCAGCCAAACCGACCATACCTAATTCAACTTTTTCGTTTTTCTGCAACTCAATCCAAAAGTTCTTTACCGTGGCAAGATCTTCTAAGTGCGTTTGACTTCCCCGCCAAATGACCCTTTTCT